GGAACTCGAACTCGCCGAACACCCACAGGTCGGGGAACGTGGCGTTGATCGTGTCGTTGATCGCTTCCTTGACGCGCAGGTTAGGGAACATCGGATCGTCGGTGACCATCGTCCCGCTGACGTGAGCAGCAGCGGTAGAGCCCTCGGCTCCACGGCCTGGAGGGATGACGGTCACCAGGCCACTAGCCCTGTCGTACTTCTTGATGAGCAGCAACTCGCTGTCGATCTCGATCATGCCCCGAGACAGGTTGGTAACCGTGTCGGGGTCGACGGTGAACGTCAGGTCGGAGCTGCTCATGTCGGCCGTCAGATACGAGATCGACGCCTGGTCTTTCGTGTAGCCAAGCAGCTGCTGCCTGACTCGTGATACAAGCTGGTCGAAGCTCGTAGCCATGATTCTCCTTAGCCGAAGATGAAGCCGTTGAGGGTGGCCGAACTGGTGCCGTTAGCCCCTGCGGTGAAGTCGATCGTGATGTCATTGCCCGGAGGGGCTTTGACGATGACACCGACGGTAACCGCCTCACTGGTAGTCGTGAGCGCCAGACCGGCCAGGTTCACCCTGCCCACCACCGTGCCATCGGCGGGGGCCGCGTTGGTTCCATTGACCGTAACGACCGGATTGGACGCACCGGCCACGGCTACCGTGGCAGAGATGCAAAGGTCGCCGTTGTAAGACCGTCCCGCAGGGACGGTGACCAGGGTGCCACTGGTCGTGCGCGTAGCGCACTGGATCTCTGATTGATCGGGTCCACCTGAGAACATTTTACGTCTCACTCCAGACTATCGAGAGGTTCCAGCGCTGGTCGGTATCGCCGTTGAGCGTGCGGAAAACAACACCCTCACCGGGGGCGAGGATGAACGGCGGAGCCACGGCGGGCACGGTCACGATGTGCGGAGGCACGGTGACCTGGTTGCCTACGGCCGGAGGGATATTCGCAAGCTGGGCTCCGACCGTGCAAGTCGGGTTACCGGTCCGGATCTCGGCAGTGGGATCGGCCATCGTGGTCTGGAACTTGCCGCTAGTAGAAGCGGCCTGAAGCGTACCGGCCGAAGCTGCGGTAACCCTGAAGATATTCATGGGCTCGGTGTTGGTAGCCGCTGCCACGATCTCGGAGCTGACGTACGCGGCACCGAAGAACAGCGACTTGCCCGACCCGACGGGGTTGAACAGGCTGATGTAGTTGTTCGGCACGGCGGTCACGCCGGTGACGTTGCCGATCGAGAACACGTACGTTCCCTTAACGGCCGGATTGGGCGCCATGGTCACGAAGATCGGCGATAGGGTGGTGTCATCGAGGGCGACCAGGCCCTCGATCCTGACTGTGTTCTCTGCCATGGGTACTCCTTATGTGGCGTCTGCCTCCTTGATGGCGGCATCAACTTTGTGACGGCTCGTGCCGGTAGGGCTAAGGCCCTGCCGTACAGCAGACTCGTAGTGGTTCAGGTCTGAATCGAGGGCACGCTGACGCGTGCCGTACTGCTCGTTGACCGCAGGCGAGACCTGGAGGCCCTTGGCCCTGACGCACGCGCCCCACGAGGCGTGGTCCTGCGTGGGGCACACAGAGGTGCACGCCGAGGAGCGAAGCTCCAGGCTTTCGCTAGGGCCTTCGGCCCGACGCTTGCTCATCGTTCGCCTACCAGTCCGATCGCTTCGATCTTGACCCACGGAACGAGGACGACCTCGGCCTGCGGAGAGGTGTGGACGTCCCAGCGGAACTTGACGAACGTCTCGTCCCAGTCAAGGACTTCGAGGTTGGTCAGCGTGCGCCCACCCTTCTCCAGATTGACGAGAGCACCCTTCTTGAGGAGGCCCGAGGGGGCCTCCGTCTTCTTCGCGATCGGTGGCATCAGTTCAAGTACCCTTCGGTGACCCGGAAGATCTCCGGTCGGAACGTGTTGTGCGAAGCGGTAGCCGCAGCCTTGCGGACCGCACTGGCCTGATTGCTGGCCGCATCGGCGGCCTGCGAGGTGAGTGCTTCCAGCGGCCTGCGACTGATCGGAGGCTTGGCGGAAGGAAGGCGGGGCGTCTCGCCCTGCCGCCTGATCTTGCCAGCCTTGGCCGTGGTCATCTGCGCCCACGAGGGCAGGTCAGTCTGCATACCTGGGAACCTCCACGTCAGCGTAGATGCCCTGAGCGTGGCCGTCGTGGGACGAGCCGAGTTCGGCCTGCTTGAACACGGACATCGCCTCGAAGAGGCCCCGCTCCAGGATGCCCTTCTCGTTGTGCTCCAGGTTCGTGGTCTTACCGCCCGGACCGGCGATGTCCATACGGTTACCGCGCCACTCAGGGTCGGTGTACCGGATCTCGACGTGCTCATCGGCCGGGGTCGTCTCGGGGTTCCTGTAGACGTCGGTCACGTCACTTCCCCTTTCTGGCCGCAGCCTTGCGGCCCTTGGCTGCTAGTGCGCCCATCTTCTTGGCGCCGTACTTCTTACGTCCTGCGGCAGCTGCGATGGCAGCTCCCTTCTTACCTCCGCCTGCGGCCTTGGCGACCGCAGCAAAGCGACCGCCTTGCCCGAGGGGGGCCTTCTTGTTCGGCTTTGCTGTCATTACTCGACCACCTTGGCTATCGCGAGTGCGGGGACGACTGCGTAACTCACGCCATAGATGTCTCCATCGGCCCACGTCTCGGCCAGGTCGATAGCTTCAGCGTAAGAGCCCTTAACCCCGGCGAATGACGCTCCGTTCGACGGGTCGTGAGCGAAGATGATGAAGGTGTCCTTGAATTCCGTTGCCACACTTACTCCTTAACTGAGCCCTGCCCAGATGGCGCTCCCGTTCAGGGTGCGCCCCGACATGGTTACTGACGCCGGAAGCGATGTGCCCCCAGTGGCCGTAGTCCACCTGGCGGTGGTCATCGGCAGGTTGACGTTGATCGTGACAGCCGAAGCCGCGGCGCCCACGCTCCGGAGGAACGAAGGTGCCGTGGTGCCGTTGCTGAGAAGACCCACGTAGTAGGTTCCCGCAGCCGCAGAGACTGGTGCGGTGAGGGCCATGACCTTATGTCCGGTAGACACCCAGGAGGCGGACTGGTCGGCCGTCTGAGCGAGTAGCGTGCCGCTCGCGTCATAGAGTCCGGCGAGGTTCTGTCCGGCCGTTAGCGTGGCGCCTATGACCTGCACGCCGCCCACAACGTTATTGATCGTAGCGGCTGCATGTAGATCTATTCGAATCATATGCAGCGCAGCGAGGGTTAGGGCCGAAGAGCCCGAGCCCATGGCGGGATCGTAGTTCCAGCCGAGATACCCACCAGAGGTGTACGTGAAGTTGCCGTTGTTCTCCAGGGTCGTAACCCTGCCGTTCGTTGTGACGATCGCAGCTGCATTAACGTCGATACGTGCGTTCTGATCCACGAATGCGGCATTGACCGGGACGTCCCAGTCGGGCGTTCCTTGCGTGATCGGCGTGTAGGTCACAGCCCAAACCCTCCCTCTCCGAAGCCTCCGTCACCGAAGCCTTGTCCGGGGGAGGGTGTGAAGTTACTAGCGTCGGCTGCGCCCGATGCGATGATGTCCGCACGAACGGTGTCGTCGACCTCCCACTCGTATCCACCACGGAAGTAGTGGAGACCCTCACTCGGAGCAGGCCAGAAAGTGGTGTCCTGAGAGTTAGGGTTCTGCGGGCGGTTGACGGCACCGATCTCTTGCGTGTAAGCGTCGTGCCGGACCTGCTCGTAGACGTGAGGTGAAACCTCCACGACCGACACGGCCCGGTCCATGCGGTACCGCTCCATGAGCGGGTTCCACGCGAAGGGAGCCTCGGCGACCGTCGGCGTGGTGAACAAGTACGTAGCCACAAAGGCTCCCTTCCGGATCAGACAGACGTGCCGAGCGAGAACCAGTTGGTTCCGTCGGAGTAGATCTCGGCAGAGCCGACTGCACCGGCAGAGCCGACGGCCAGCGTGGTAGCACCGTTGATGGTGTTCGCGCCAGAACGGGCCAGGGTCACGGTGTTGGTAGCCGTAGCGTCGCGCCGGATGATGAAGTTGCGCCCCGGCTGAAGGAGCGTGGCGTCCGGCACCGTGATGTTGATAGAGCCGCCGGTCGGGGAGACCAGAAGCAGGGTGTCGTTGTTCGTGAGAGTCGTAGCAACCGTGGTCGAACGAACGGTGTACGACGTGTTGTCGAGACCAGAGATTAGAATCGCCCCCTTCTCAGTAAGCGTCAGTGGTGAACCACTGCGTGCCATCGCTGATGAAGCGCTTGGCGTGAATCGCGCCAGACGCCAGTGTGGTCGTGGCCGCGCCGTCGATCGTCTCGGCGCCAGAGCCATCGATCGTGATGACCTGAGCCGCAGCGTCCTTGTAGACCAGGTACGAACGGCCCGGCTGGACCGAAGCAACGGCCGGAAGGTTGACGGACACGGCGCCGGTGGCGCCGATGACCAGCAGGTTGTAGTCGTTCTGGTTGAGCGTGGTCGTACCGGCGACGGTGCGAGTCGTCTGTGACGTGTTGTCCTGCCCTGACATAAGTCCTCCTCATTCAGTTGTTGAGAAGGCGGGGCCCGAAGGCCCCGCCGTTGCTGCTTACGCGTCCGGGCGGGCCGTGGACGAAGACTGGGCCACGATCAGCGACTCCGGACGGTACAGCGACCAGCCAGCAACGCCGTACCAGCCGAGAGGCTGGAAGCGGGTCAGCTTGTCAACGACCGGACCACGAACCGTGTGGAACTCCTCGGCGACAGCCTCGGCGAGAGCCTGCTGGCCGGTGAAGTACGTGTTGTACACGCGGGTCTGCGTGGCACCGGCGCCAGCACCAGTCTGGGCAGACTGGGCGCGGGGCGTCTCGATGTAGCAGGCGCCCTCGTACTCGCCGATCTCTCCGGCCC